GTGGACCCGGCCGGAACGTTGGCTTGCTGGCGTTCCGGTCTTTTCAAAACCAATTGCACACATTTTCATAAGGTGATCACATGAAAGCAAATCAAAGAACTCAGGCAGTGATTGCACTGTCAGCACAGACGGCGGCGGCAACGGCAACGGTTGCTGGAACTATCGTAGACATGAAAGACTGCGATTATGCGACAATCATCCTCGCGACTTCAGTTGCGGCGAACACAAACGCAGCACCCGTCGTCGTCAAGATTCAGGAATCCGACACCACAAACACGACAGACTTCACCGACATCAGCACCAGCACGATGCAGTTGTCCGTGACGCTGTCAACGGCGACTGGCAGAGATGCAAAGTTTCACATCAACAACGACGGCACACGAAAACGTTACGTGCGTTTGTTCGCGACACCTGGCACGCACACGACAAACAGCGTGGTCTCATTGGCTGCGGTTGCAGAGTTGATGATGGACACGATGCCATCAGGCACCACAGGACAGGCCGACTTTGTCGCAATTGGCTAATCACCCCTAAACACCCGGAGCAAACGAGTGACCTTAAAATCTGTGAAGGTGTGCGGCATGATGACCTCGCCGCGATACATCAATTGTTTTTGTCGAGACTACATAGACGCGGCATTCGTGGCAGCAAAGATTCCGCTGCAGGATTCGCAAGGCGTGTTTTACGGCCAGTGTATGCAGCGGATGTTGCAGCACGCTGTGGAAAAAGACGTTGATATTGCCGTGATCTGTGACGGTGACTCACTGTTCACAGATCGCGACATCATGCGATTGCTGCAGACCTTGGAAGCCAATCCGCATATCGACGCACTGGCATCCATGCAGATCCGGCGTGGAAACAAAACGATGCTGGCAAGCATTAAAGGGCAATCAACAGCAGAGGTGGGCGGAACTCCGCTGCAGGTTTCGACCGCACATTTCGGGCTGACTGTGATTGATTTGAAGAAACTCAAGGACGTTGAAAAGCCTTGGTTTTGGTCAAAGCCAGATGAGAAGGGCGAATGGGGCGACCTTCGCATTGATGATGACATCTGGTTTTGGAAGCAGTGGGAAGCGGCTGGCAACACGGTCTATCTTGATCCGCAAACGCGAATCGGGCATATGGAAGAAATGGTCGTCATGGTCGAGCCGAACACATATGAAGCCGTTCACGCATACCCGAACGAATGGATTGACTCATGCAGGTCGAATTGATGCAGGACTGGCGCGGGTATCGCGTTGGGTCTCGGTTTGAATTGGATGTAATTGGCGGAGGCGTCTTTGATGTTTTGCAACGGAACAACGTGGCAAGATTATTACCCGGACCGGGCGACGCGGGAGAAGGATCAAGAAATCCGCCATACGGTTCGAGTGGTGACTCCTCCGACGACCGAGCCAGTGACGATCGCAGAGGCCAAGGCACAGCTCAGCATCGCGGCAAGCGACGATAGTCACGACACAGAGCTGGCGTCGATGATTGCAGCGGCTCGCGAGGAATGGGAACGAGACACCTCAATCGCATTGATTACGCGAACGCTGGAACATCGGCTGCCAAAGTTTCTGTCTACCGTCGTTTTGTCGGTGCGGCCAGCAATTGCAGTTTCCTCAGTGACTTACGTTGACACAACAGGAACAACGCAAACCGTTTCATCGACCAATTACTACCTGGACAGCGACGAGGTGCGTTTTCTTGACACATTTGTAAAACCAGATGTGCAGGACAGAAGCGAAGCGGTCAAAATCACCTACACGGCCGGATATGGCAGCGACTCCCGCGCGTGTCCGGAACTTGACCGCATGGCAATCAAATTGAGTTTGGCCAATCGATTTGAAGACCGCGACATGATCGCAGCATCTGGCGAGCGACGGGCGTATGAGGCACTTGTCGCAAAGAAGATGAGGGCAAGTTATCCATGACCTTCCGCCCTGAACGAAAATTTCGACTTGGAACGATGCGGCACCGAATTACGGTGAGCGTGGAAGGCACGACACAGGACGGAGCCGGGCAGCCAGTTGTGACGCTTAGCACTTGGTTGTCAGATGAGCCAGCGAAGTACGAGCCAACGACAGGTGGTGAAGGAGCACGAGGGCGACAAGTGGAGGCCGGAATCAGTGCCATATTCACAGTGCGTTATCGGGACGGCTACACGCCAGAAATGGCGATCGACATTGACGGGCAACGTTTCTGGATCGTCTACGTTAAAGCAGTTCAGGGCATGGATCGCTATCGAGAACTTTATTGCAAATCGGTGGTGCTGTAATGGCTCGAGTTTCGATTGGGATGGAGCTTATTGATGGCAACAAATTCTTGAAGCAATTAGAGCAACTGGAATCTGTCATTCGAAGTACGGTTATTGAGAACGCAATACAGGCTGGAACGGTGCCAGTTGAAGCGGCCATGCTTGCCAACACGCCAGAAAGTGACGGTTCACGCAAAAAACAATCAACAAAAACAAAACGTCGCTGGAGTGGTGCAAAAAAACTCAAAACGACGATTCGATCAGTAGTAAGGCCAAAGAAAAAACTGGGTGTGTTGATTGGCCGGATTGGTTTGGTCGGGCCTTCTTACAGTGACGGCGGCGGGCATGGAAACCTGTTTTCAAAAGATCATAAGCGAAAGGTTTTGTGGGGGCGTGATGCTGGCACAATTCGCAAGGTCAATCAGTTTGTGAAGAAAACGGCAGACGAAACAAAATCAGCGGCATCGGCGGCCGTGACTTCGTCTTTGAAGTCAGGGATTGAAGCCGCAGCAAATCGGATGGCAAAATAATGGCGGATCTCGGTAGTGCAGTCAGGGGGTATCTTGCGGCGAATGTCGGCGTTGCTGCCGCTGTATCGACTCGCATATTCCCGGATGTACTGCCGCAAGGATACACAATCAGGACAGGCGGAGCGTTGACGTACACGGTTATCAGTACGACGCACGATCACCTCATTAATGGATTGTCTGGAATTGCCAGAAGCCGAATCGAGTTTACGGCATTTGCCTCAACGCGGGCTGGCGCGAACCTGATTGCGGAAGCGGTCAGGGCAAGTGATTTACAGGGCTATACCGGAGCAATGGGCGGCGTTTCGATTGAATCTGTAATGATCACAGGAGGTATCCAGACGCTGGATGAGCGGCCGACTGATGGATCACAGGAGCATCGATATTTAACGATTTTTGATTACATGATCGCATATCAGGAAACGGTGTAAAATGGCAACGGGGACACGATTCAAAACAGGCAACACAGCCACGATTACTCTCGGCGGAACACAGACAACTGGCATTACTACGGCGTGGGCTGGAAATGTTGTTTCGATTAATCCAGGCGAATGGACGCTTGGCGAACGTGATGTGACATTGCTGGCAGACACTGGATATCTGCGAAATGATCCGCACGATTTAGCCACGCCAAACGAGATCAGCGGCGTCGTCCGGTTTAATCCATCGTTGGGACTGCCGCCGATCGATGGAGCCGTAGCAACTGTAACGGTAACGCTTCCGCAGCTCAGCACAGCAACCAGCGGCGTTACACGCGGAACGATCACAGGCAAGGCGTTCTTCAGCCGTGTTGCGTTCCCTCAGTTGGCAAACAACGAAACGATGGATTGTGAGTTCACGCTGAAAATGACCGGCGAAACCCTATCACAGACACGAGAAACATGATGGAAATCAAATTGATTGATCACATTGGCGAAGCTCCCAACGGATCGCCGGTGGATCACGAGCAATGGATAGTGTTTTGCGATGATGTGCAGGTTGGATACTTGCCGAAATCGCCGGACGCATGGTTGCAGTGCATTGTGTCATTTAGCGAAACCACGAGAGCCGAATTGATTCAGGCCGTCAATGAAACAGCAGCGTTGAAAATCGGCGGCGTGGTTATGCCAGTCGATCCTGATCTCGAACCGAAAGAGGATGAAGAGTAATGACACTAACGAGAGCGACGTTAGGGAAACTGACAAAGCGGCTGACCAAGGACATCGAAGTGTGCGGGCATAGGGTTAGGCTTCAGCGGCCGACACCTTTGGAGCACTCGCAGTATCAAATGTCCTTGGTTGACAAAGAAGGCAAATGGATCGCAACGAATCTTAACGACGCAATCATGCTGCTTACGGCACGGATGTGGATCGACGAAGAAGGCGAGCGGCTGTTTAAGGATACCGAGACGAAACAACTCGGCTCAATTGATCTTGCGTTTTATCAGCAGTTGTCGGAGCAGTGTCAAAAGTTTGCCATTGTGAGTGAGGCGTCGACAACGCTGGGGGAGTCCGACAAAACCACCGTCTTCGATTCGCCTGCCGAGTCTGCCTTGAGCTTGGAATAGACGATCCAGAGTCGTGGTTAGATTCAATATCGGATCGGGTGTTTGATGTGTGGTGGGCGTATTACCAGTGCGAGCCGTTCGGATCTCACTGGGAACAGGCGGCTTCGCTGTCCGCGATGATTCACAGCAACACTGTGATGATGGCGGCAACACGAGGGGCGAAAATGGAATCGCTGAGTGTGATTGATTTCATGCCTGCGGATTCGATGAGGTGGCAGAAACGAACGAAGCTCAGGGCACGCGGCATTAGTCATCCAAAAGCACAAACGGACATTCTCAAGCGGGCATTTGGTTTCTCATGACAACAATCACCGCACTTAATGTCCGTCTCGGCATGGACGTGTCGAACTTCAGCGACGGGGCAAACCTTGCAAAAGGTGAGGTCACAAAAGTCGCGTCGATCATGCGTCAGTCGGTGCCTCCTGCGGAAAAGTTTAAGCAGGAGGTCGATCTGCTAAATCGTGCGTTTTCCGAAGCCGGAAAGAAGTCGAGGGAATACGCAAACGCTTTGGCCTTCTTAGAAAACAAGCACAAGCAGACAGCGTCGGCAATTGCCAAAACGACGGACGCGACGAATAAAGCAAATAACGGGGCGTCTGCGGCAAGCGATGCTTTAATTGGATCGCTGAAAGGTGCGGCAGCAGCCTACCTGAGCCTGCAAACCGTCGCCAAAGCTATTAACCTTGCATCGGAAGTCGAGGACGCCACAATTGCATTTGAGGTGCTCACAGGGAGTGCAAAAGACGGCCAGTTATTGTTTCAACAGATTCGCGATTTTGCCGCAGCGTCTCCAGTGACGTTTAGCAACGCTGCCGAAGCTACAAAAACCATGATGAGCTTTGGCGTTGCGGCTCAGGACGTTCAGAAGAATTTGCAAATGCTGTCGGATGTGACCGGCGGCAACAATGACAGATTCAAAATGCTGTCTCTGGCATTTTCTCAGACAACGGCAGCCGGTCGGCTTATGGGTCAAGATTTGCTGCAAATGGTGAACGCTGGATTCAATCCGCTTCAGCAGATTAGCAAAACGACCGGCGAAACGATGTTCGAGCTGAAGAAGCGAATGGAGGACGGAGGAATTTCGGCTCAGGAAGTGCGCCAAGCATTTCAAGACGCAACATCCGAAGGCGGCATGTTTGAGGGCATGACGGAGCGGCTTGCCGAAACAGTCAGCGGAAAACTGAACATTGCGTTGAGCGACATGGAGCAAAAGCTGGCGGCAGCCGGGGAAGCACTCGGGCCGCTAATTATTCAGTTGCTTGATGCTTCAGAAGATTTGAAGCCAGTCTTTGAAGATGTAATCGTTTTGATTGGCATGTTTGCAAAAGGTGCAGCGTTTACGATCGCATTGCTAAAAGATTTTGAAAAAGCAAAGCGAGGAGACCTAAGCTTTTCAAAAACGAATGAGTTTCTTGATCGCATGGAAGAACGCGAACGCAAGGCCGCAGCAGACAAGGCCGCAGCAGTCAATGCAGAGTTTGAGCAAAAGGAGGCGGCTGTCAATCATGTGGCAATCGCCGAACGCAAGGCAGCCGAGCAGTTGGCGGCAGCCAGAGCAAAGCACATGGAAGATCAAAAGAAGGCGGCAGAAGACGCCATCAAGCAGCAGCAAAAGAACATCGAAAAAGAACAGGCGGCGCGGCGGAAAGCAATCGACGATTTGGATAAGGCCCAAGAGCAAAAAGCAAAAGCTCGCGAGGAAACATTCCAGCGAGACATGGAAACGGCTCGCAAAGCCGCAATGGATTACTTCGCACAGCAGGAAGAAAAGAACAAGCAGCGCAGAGCAGACGTTGCGGCCGGGCTAGGTGCTGGCATGGAAGTCGGATCTGCTGAGGCTGCTAAGTTCTCTGCCGATCAAATCAATCGGCAGATCAGCGTGGCGGCCGTGCCAGATCAGCCGACGCCAGGCGAAGCCCAGATTGCGTGGAAGGCAGAGCAGCTTTTCAAAGAACAGCAGGCGGCAAACGCATTGGCAACGCGACAGATTGCGATTATGGATAGCCTTTTGAGAGAAGCCAAGGAAAACGGTTTTAGGAGAATTCGATAATGGCGGATCTTAGCGGCATTACCGCAGTCAGGCCCACGGCAACAACGCAGGTTCGCACATTGCAATACGGCGGCACCGTAGCAGTCGGGCAGCCAGTTTCCCTCAGCTCCAGCAAGTACGTTGCATCGGACGCAAACGCATCAGCAACGCTGGCAGCAGCGACAGGAATCGCAATGACGCCCGGCGTGACAGACGGCTATGGACTGGTGGCTGTCGGCGGCTCGATCATTCTTGTCGGCACCACAATGACAGTCGGGGAAACATATCTAGTGTCTGACACTGCTGGCGGAATCATGCCGAACGCTGACAGATCGACGGGCGACTATGTGACGCGGCTTGGCACAGCATCGTCGGCAACGCAACTTGATCTATCAATTCAAGCCACAGGAATACAGGTGCCAGCATAATGCCAACGACATTTCGAGGCGAAACAAGCGAAGGCAAATCCAGCATTCGGTCATCCGGTGGCATTGCTGTGCTTGAGGAGGAATATCACTTCCTCGTAGCGTGTGACTCGGTTAACACGCCGAGGCTCGAAGTGCTGGCTACCGCTGGCCTGCCGATTGTAAACGTCAGCACATCATCAAGCGGGTTTTGTATTTGCCGTGGACTTGACGCGACGCGAAGAGAAGACCAGCGCAAGCTCTGGGACGTTACGGCAACATTCAGCTCCGAGGTGGCTGAGGGCCAATCGTCATCTTCATCGTCCGGAACCAGCGTCAGCTCTAACCCGATCGAATGGGTTCCAATTTATGAAACCAAGTTCGAACGATTGCAGGAGATCGTGACGACAGATCGAAGCGGTGCTCGTATTGCCAACAGTGCTGGACAGCCGTTTGAGACTGGCGTCGTTCGATCGCGATTCATTCCGATTTGGGAGTTCTACCAGTTTGAGCCAGACACTGACACAGACGAGGAAGTGATTGACCGAAACGAAGTCGTAAACAACGGCACGTTCAAGGGCAAGTTGGAAAAAACGCTCCTGTGCACTGTGCTGTCATCTGTTGTCGGGTTCTATTACGGATCACGTAAACGATTGACGCGATACGCATTGCGATACAACGATCAAACGTGGAAGCATAAACGGCTGGATGTTGGCACTGTGTATTTGGATGGCGGAAAGCACAAGCCGTATTTGGACGACAATAGCAACGTGATTCTCGGAGGTCTCAATGGAGCCGGAGCAAAGGTTGCTGTCGGAACTGCGCCAAGCGTGCTGGAGTTTGATATTTATGAAGCAGTTTCGTTTAGCAGTTTCCTGAGAGGCTAACATGCCAGACGAGCGAACATATGGATACAACGCAGAAGATGCGAGATCATTGCTGCAATCAATCAGCACCGGGGAAACCACCTACACGGAGATCAGACCACGCGGTTCAATGAGCCGCATACAAGTCGTTCTCACGTCAGACCTACCAGCAGCCGTAAACACGAAGCGAGATCCAAGCACGGCGACCGCACGAATTCTTCGCAGAAAGACGGACGGAGACCTCACGCTATCCACTGACTCGATAACCATCGTGAATCGCTTTACGCAAATCAGCGTTGACGCCGGAACATATGGCAAGGCTGAAATGATCGACGGCGAATGGCAACTCTACGCGGCTGATTGTCCGGGCGGTTCTTTGTCGGAGAGTCTGTGATGCTACTGGGATGCTGTCATTGTGGTGAAACGCCAAGCGAATCGACGCCGCCAAGTCAGTCATTGCCTCCAAGTCAATCCGCCAGCGTTGAGTCCATAGAAACGTTGACCTGTGGCGTGTGTCAAGATTCTGTTGCACCTCGATTCATAACGCTCAATTTCACATACTCTGGCACAACTGGCGTTTGCTGTTCTGAATACTCAGCAGGCACATATCTCATGGAGTATGACGTTGCGTTGAATCTTTCAATCGGCCAAACGTGCGGAGCATGGAAATCCAGTGCCTTGGCCAAGCAGGTTGGAACCAGTCCGGCAACTTGTAATCCGATCTTCGGCAATCCCTCGCTGTGCTATTTCTTTTTTACGCAAGGATTTGGCGGAACGAACAAATACGCAAATGTATGGATTCGATTTCGGACGTTCACAATTCACTATCGGACGCCGACGGCACTTGGCGCGTCTGAGTATTTCGATTGTCTAAACGGGATGACGCTTGATCTGCTGTCCGGCGGGGGGTCTGCAACACCTTGTGAGACCGCCTGGCCATCATCAGTGAGCACAACCATATGAAGCCGTGCGTGTATCGTCAGGAAATCGGGGACATGGAGCGCGTTGGATGCCATAACCACGCCGACCTTATCCATGCCGGAACGGTTCCACGCAGTCTGTGCGGACGATGTCCCTACGCAACTCCGGCAGCAGTTGGTTTCTTTGCACAAACCGAACAACTGCTAGTTCAAAAAGCTCGACGCGGAGAAATCACAGTAGCGGCGAAGTCGTGCGGCGGATGCGGCGAAACGAAACACCGAGTGCCAGAACCTGAAGTCACGCAATTCGTCTGGCCTTATTGGGCGGGCGGTGCCCAAGGCGATGAACTTCGCTGGTCCATTCGATCAGTCGAGACGTTTTTCCAAGGTCAGGCAAAAATCACAATCATCGGTGACAAGCCGGACTGGTATCACGGTCATGTGATTATCAAAAAGAGAGTCCCGCACACGAAGCCGAATCGAGCGTTCCGCGACATGCTTGGCAAGGTGTTCTATATCGCCACACATGCCGAGATTGATTCGGAGTGCGTCTGGATGATGGACGACATCTACTTCCTGAAGCCGTTTACGCTGGACGACATCAAGACGCCTCGCGCAGAACCGTGGCGACCTGACGAGAGCAACAGTTGGCAGAAGCGTAAGACGGCGTCGATGGAAGCTTTGGCGGCTCGTGGATTAACTCAACACGACTACGCGACGCATTTGCCGCACTGGCTGGAGAAAGACAAACTGCGGGCGATGTTTGATGACTTCAATCTGCACGAGCATACCATGTTGTGGGAGGTATTGTACGGCAATGTGTACCGAGGCACTCCGCAACGCACGCGGCCATTCTTTGCACGGTTCCAGCATCAGGCGGACAAAGAAACATACCAGCGACTGACAGCAAACACGACGGTCATCAATAACACCGAGCCAGCGTGGTGCGATGGTCTACACGACTTCCTTGCTGAACTGCTGCCGACGCCTTCAAGCGTCGAAGCTGAGCACGAGGCATCGAAGCCGGTTTACATCATCACGAAGAAGGGGCCACGAACCGTGAAGCGTCGGCCACTGGAAACGCACAGAGACTATATCGAGAAGCAAGCTCAATGATTCCCCATATTATGATCATTCAGTCTGCCTACACTGACCGCAGGCTATCAGAGCGACGGCTGGAGATTTCTCGCCACACTGCAATTCCATCACTGGCATACCAGACTGTCAAGCCGATCATTCACATCGCTGTCAATCCCGCCGATCCGTTTTTGGCCGAACGACTTGACGCATTCCGGTCGACAGGCTGCGAAGTCAAGCCTCTTTCCCGGCCCAACTGGAAACTCTACCGAGAGAACTGGGAACTACCAGAAGGGCGTAAAATCGTCAGTCGTATGGACGATGACGACGTGATATGCAAGGAGTACTGCGAGTTGACCAGGGCACAAGCTCCAGACTCCGGCGAGTGGAATCTCATTTGGCCGAACGGCTACGTTTTCTGGCGTGAGACCTGCTACCTGCTGCATCATCCCGGCATCCAGTTTGTAACGCTGGTAACTGATCACGACAAAGATCCGCATCAGGAACAGCACTGGGGATACCACAAGCGATGGCAGACAAAGGTCGTCTCTGATGCAGTCGGCTGGATCTGGGTTCGTCATGGTGACGCGGCTTCGTCAACGCTGCCAAGATATCGCAAGGTCAAAAGAAGCGGCATTGATGCAAAGCGAATTCCAATCAACCTGAGAGCGATCCTGCGAGCTATTGCGGACTCTGGGACAGCCAGCGGGAACTATACGGAACATCGCAATCCAGCATTGCTGGCCCATGTACTACAGCAAAACAAACGGCACGAACCGGCAACACCAGCGGGGCCGCGTTTTTTGGTGGTGGTCCCAACGCATCGGCTAGCAGTGGCTCAGGCGACAATCGACGAGCTTCAACTGTCGTTCACGTACCCGACAGAGTTTCACGTTCTGGACGGCACGCCCTCGAAGTGTCACGCCCTGAACAAAGCTCTGGCGGAGCTGGTCGATCCGGCAAAGCATGACATCTATGTAACGATCGACGACGACATTCTGCCAGGGGAAAACTGGCAGCACTTCATTGCGTGTGCCTTTGATCGCATTCCGAAGCTCGGAGCGTGCGGAGTTGACTACAGCGGAACCGAGGAGGGCCGGACGCTGATGGCCAACGCGATGAACTCGCCAGTGCAGCAGGTTCGAGATATCCAGTTCCGCGATGCGACGGGCTTTATGAATCTCGCTGGCGGATGCTTCGCGATCAGATCCGCACTGGCCAAAGAAATTGGCCCCTACCCATTTGCGGACGATGGCAGGCAATACCACGCGGATGAAGATGGGTGGCGCTCACATCAGGTGACGCGGCGGGGCTGGAAAGTCGGTTACGTCACAAACCCTAACGAGCCAGTCAGGATGATTGCTCACAGAAATACAGAGCAGTATGAAACGAAAAAAGCAATTGACATTGAGGCGTGGCAAGCAAGACCAGTGTGGTCATGAAATCACTAATCCCCTGAAGCGGATAAAAAGCGGCGGGGATGCACAGCACTGGGAGACGATGGCGAGCTACCTGCCATCGTCGCTGTGTTGACAGAGTTCAGCGATGCAATATGATTGGCGGTCAAGTCACATGGCTAGATGTGATTTAATTTAACCTTCGGGCTCCGGCCCGATCGAGAAACCCGCCACAGGTCTAGCCGCCCGTGCGCGGGTTTTTTCGTGGAGTCAAGACAATGCTGATTCAGGTAGGAGTTGCGTTCAGGAGCACAAAGCAAAGTGTTTACTCTGCGGTTTTTGAATGCTCGTGCGGAAAACGGAAGGTAATGATTTGCGGTAGAGTAAAACGCGGAGCCGCAAAGTCTTGCGGAAACTGCAATCGAAGCGGCGCGACATTCAAGAAGCGATCGCGAGCGGAAATTGCATGGATGAACATGGTTTCAAGGTGCTGCAATCAAAGCAACCCGGACTACAAAAACTACGGAGCAAGAGGGATAACCGTCGATCGATCGTGGCGCAAGTTCGCAAGCTTTCTATCTGATATGGGAGAGCCACCAAAAGGGATGACGCTTGAACGCATAGACAACTCAAAAGGCTATTGTGCGGGAAATTGCCGCTGGGCCTCGATGCGAGATCAGGCACGAAAACGCAGGAGCAACAGCCACGTCGTGGTGATGGGCAGAACAACAACGATTGCTGAAGCTGCAGAGATCCTTGGAGTAAATCGCAGGTACGTCCGGAAGCATCTACGGGCGTCATGACCCGCACCAACGCAGTCTGGGAAGGGCCGCATCCGATCGGGTGCGGCTCACTGCGTTTCCGGATACACGCAAAAACACGGGCAAAAAAAATCTTTTCCACAATCCAGCAAAATGATATCACCACGCATTGACGCCAATGCCGATAGTGATATCATGCACGCACCGAGACGCAGTGTGTGACTCGGACGCAAACCCAAAGTGAGGCCGCAAGCCTCGGGGAGAATTGAGATGGCTTTTGTATCACAAGACGATAAAGCAAAGTTGGCTCCAGCGATCAAAGCAGTTTTGAAGAAACATGGAGTTAAGGGTTCGATTGGTGTTCGTCATCATTCAACGCTAGTTGTCACCCTTCAGTCAGGTTCAATCGATTTTGGAAGTGATTACATTCAGGTCAATCACTTCCACATTGAGACAAGCGAACGCTACAGTCCAGAAGCGAAAGCATTCTTGACGGAACTTGTGGCAGCGATGTACAGCGAAGACTGGTTTGACCGCAGTGATTCGCAAACCGATTACTTTCACTGCTCATATTATTTGTCTGTCAATGTTGGCAAATGGAATAAGCCTTACATCTGCACTGCTCCAGTAGCGTGCTGATTCCCTCGCCAGTCCGGTGCAGCCATAAGCAAGCTGCACCGGCTTTGGCTGGTTCAATCCGGACTGGCGACTTTTTAAGGCTTACGACAAATGCCAGCACTCTTAACAATCCGCAACCTGCAAGCCCGCATAGTCTACGCCCAGAACGACGGCAACCACGCCGAAGTCTTGCGGCTAAAAAAGGAACTGGAGAACGTGAAGTGAAAAAGAAACTGAAAGGCAATCCTCAACTGCTGCTGCGTGTTCCGCCGGAACTGCAAAAGCCGTTGGCGGATGAATCAGCGAAGACTGGCGAAAGTCGGCAGGGTGTGTTGTGGCGGATTGCGGCGAAGTATTTTAAGGGGCGGAAAGCGTGAGTGCTGTAACTGATTATAGTCGATTTGTTGAAAAGAAATCGCAGTGGCTGAACGAGTCCGGATTTGAAGCGGAATCACTGCCTGAATTCCTCTACGACTTCCAGAAGCATCTTGTGCAGTGGGCGTTGAGAATGGGTCGCTCAGCGATCTTCGCTGATTGCGGAATGGGTAAAACTGCGATGCAGTTGGCCTGGGCGGAAAAGGTCATTGAGCGAACAAATAAACCTGTATTAATCGTTACGCCACTGGCTGTCGGTGCTCAGACAGTCGAGGAAGCGGACAGATTCGGCATCAAGGCCGTTCGGTCTCGCGATGGAAAGCACGAGGAAATTACTCAGTGCGTTGTTACAAACTATGAGCAGCTTCACAAGTTCGATCCGTCTACGTTTGCTGGTGTCGTTTGCGACGAATCAAGCGGGATAAAGGACTTCAAGAGCGAGCGAAAAGCAACAGTCGTCGAGTTCATGCGAACAATTCAATTTCGACTGCTCTGCACAGCAACGGCCGCCCCTAACGATTTCTGGGAACTTGGCACGTCATCAGAGGCACTCGGGTTGCTCGGCTTTCGTGACATGATCACGAAGTTCTTTAAGCAGGAAACGTCAAAGGATCATCACGGATGGGGCCGCACAAAATACCGTTTTCGCGGTCACGCTGAAGAACCGTTTTGGTCGTGGGTTTGCTCGTGGGCAAGATCAATTCAAAAACCTTCTGACCTCGGGTTTGATGATAGTCGATTTATTCTTCCGCCACTGACCGAGCGAGCACACATCATCGAATGCACTAAGGCAAGAGCCGGAAATCTTTTCGCGATGTCAGCAAACGATATGCGAGAGGAGCGAGAAGAACGCCGCGTAACGATCAAAGAGCGATGCGAAAAGGCTGTCGAACTGGCGAACAATCACAACGGATCTACGGCGTTGTGGGGCGAACTGAATCCTGAATGTGATCTGCTTGAAAAGATGCTCGACGATTGCGTGCAGGTCAAGGGATCAATGAGTGATGAGCAGAAGGAAGAATACCTGCTAGGATTTGCAAAGGGCCAGATTCGTCGGCTGGTATGCAAGCCTAAGATTGGAGCGTGGGGCCTCAACTTTCAAATCTGCAATCACGAGGTGATCTTTCCGAGTCACTCTTTTGAGCAGTACTACCAAGTCGTGCGGCGATGCTACCGCTTCGGGCAAAAGAATCCCGTAACAATCGACATGGTATTAAGTGAGGGCGAGCGAAAAATCGCTGAGAACCTCGACCGAAAGAAGCAGCAAGTGAAGCGAATGTTTCAGAGTCTCGTGGCTCATATGCAGGACAGTATGCACCTAGTGTCGAGTGATTATTTCCCGGAGAAAGAGCAGGTTCCGTCATGGCTGTAATGGATCAAGTTATTTGCGATCAGTACGCGATTTACAACGGCGATTCAGCCGAAGTGCTGCAGTCGATACCAGACGAGTCGGTCGGCATGTCAATTTACTCGCCGCCGTTTGCAACTGAGAACGGAGGGTGCTTATACAACTACAGCAGCAGCGTTCGCGACTTGTCTAACGCACGAACATACGCCGAGTTTTTTGAGCACTACGGATTTATTGTGAAGCAGATTCACAGAGCGATGAAGCCCGGTCGAATCTCGGCAGTGCATTGCATGGATGTACCAAAGCAAGGGGCCAACATTTGCGGGTACACAGATTTTCCGGGCGACATTATTAGGCTGCATGAGTCGCTTGGGTTCGAGATGCTTCCAAGAATTTGCATTTGGAAAGAACCACTTGCTGTTCGCAATCGCACAATGAGCAAAGCACTGGCACATCGGCAGATTTGCGAGGACGCAACTTTGACGAATGTCGCATCAGCCGACTACCTGATTCCGTTTAGAAAACGCGGAGTCAATCCAGAGCCAGTCACTCATCCGAACGGATTGTTTGAGTATCACGGAGAACGTGAAATACCGAAAGAACTGTTGAAGCTGAAGGGATGGAAAGGAAACCAGATTGAGAATCGGTACAGCCACTGGATCTGGCGTCATTATGCGTCGTCGTTTTGGGATGACATCAGGATAGAAAACGTTTTGCCATACGAGGAGTCGAAGGACGAAGGCGACGAGCGGCACCAGCATCCTTTGCAATTGGATGTAATCGCACGGGCTGTGCAGATGTGGACTAATCCTGGAGACGTTGTGTTGACTCCATTTATGGGAGTCGGATCAGAAGTATATGCACCAGTTATTCAGGGTCGTCGCGGCGTAGGGTGCGAATTGAAAACGAGTTATTACAGACAGGCTGTAAACAATCTCGCAGCAGCTTGCCAGCCAAAAAAGGCAGATCCTCAGAGAACAATGTTTGAGATGGAAGACGAACTTGAGGAGGCCACCCGATGAGCCAACTAACCCTAGGTTTCGACAACCCCGCAAAACTCTCCCGCAAATCAGACCCAATAACCAGCCAGAAATCAGCAGTCGAAACAGAGCTGCGAATCAACACGTTACAGGGGTTCTTCCTGCAGGCAATCAAGGACGCATCAAAGCCAATCACGGCAAACGAAGCTGCACACGAAGCGGCCAAGCAATACGTCGCGAACATCGAAACGTTTCGCAAGCGTGTGCGTGAACTGGTGCGGTTGGATTTGGTGGTCGAGTGCGAGGACCGAAAATGCGAAGTGACCGGCAAATCAGCGATGACATTTCGAGCAAGGGAGCAGGCATGACAGCAAACATTGGGCGACCACAAAAGCGAACACCACCGATCCCGCCAGCAGGGTCGCGGCTGACCGTAATCCGCTACATGTTTACCGTATCGCAGTGGGATAACGCAGGCGGCTATCAGGTTTGGCGTTGTCGATGCTCGTGCGGAGAAATTGTTGACACCCATCGTTCACGCATTCAGAGCGGCGGAACCAAATCATGCGGCTGTCTTCGACGCGAGATGGCTCGGGAGCGGATCAAAAAAGCTCAGGACGCGCATGTTGAGGCGGCAAAGCAAAGGAGGCTGGCAAATGGATAGCTGTCTGGCGTTTTTGGTGATCGTGATGCTTG